ACCCGCTGCCCTTGACCATATCATCCTGATTAAACTCATAAACTACCCCGGCAGTCGTTGTGATCTTACCGGTCCAGTAGTATTTTCTATTGTTTGCCTTCACTGCATCAAGGAAGGCACTGCTCACTGGATACATAACCGCCCTCCTTAAAACTCTTTCAGTGTGAAGGACACCTCCCACAAGCTCCCATAGCTTGTATCGCTCACCAGCTTCACCTGATACCCATCAATGTACATCTGCGTGTCCACGATATTCATGGTCTCCATGTCCAGATATCCCACGGTAATACTTGCCAGCTTCTTATATGCCGAAAACTTATTCAGCCACTTCTTCAATACCCGGAAGGTCACACCGATCTGTACCACACCCTCACGGACAACATCCCTCTGTGTGGTTCCCGCTTCCGTCACTCCGCCGCTGTCTGCCTCCACATCCGACAGGTTCACGGAATAAGAGGCAGGCATCGGTATGTTTTCATTGTTGAAAACCAGATATTGCATATGTGCCATATTACCTGCCTCCACTTCTCAGATTCATTCTCTGCTGAGCCGTGACAACAATCTCATCGATCATGTCACCGCCGATATAAACCGGGATTACGATATCTCCCGCAGAACCTCCGCCTGCAAGAGCCGATGTTAGCGCCGTATTGATACCGGAGAGCAGATCACCATTAGAAACACCCACACCGGAATATCCGCCCTGAGCAGCCATCACCCTCGGAGTGATCGTCATATCCCCAGTCACGCCCTGCATTGCCTGTTCGATCATGCCCCGGCTCTTCTCAATACCCTTGGCCAGACCGCCGATAAAGTCCGGCATCCAGCTCTCATAATCCGTCAGCGGACCTTCATCCGGCACGGAGAAATACAGGAAGCTCTTGATCTTATCCGCAACCGATGAAACAGCATCCCCGACCTTGCCGATCATGGACTTGATGCCGTTCACGATACCGCCGATGAAATCAGCGCCCCACTGGAACGCCCTTGTCCTTCCGCCGCCCCTCTTCGCATGGCCAAACTCCAAAAGATGCGTCAGCTGATACCGCTTGGAATGCACCACGACCTGGATGGAATCCGAAGTCTCCCTTGTCTTCTTTACCGCCCAGCTTTTGGAATACTTCCCGGTCTTTTTCGGAGCCGTACTCTCGATCTGCTTCTTCACGGTATCGCCTGCCTTTATCTGAACCATGTATCCGGCATCCTCCGCGCATAGGTCAATGCCGCTCTTCTGAGCAGCTTTCAGAAAGTCCTTTACCGGCGGCACATCCTCGCCGTCAAACTCCGCAGGCTCCGGAAGGTCAATGACCGTCGCCGCAAGCCCGCTGTCGATCTTCTCCGTCAGGGCTTTGGACTTCCTGCCGGAACCGACCCTCTGGCCGCCCCGCATAGTCCCGTCTTTGGCCATTTTCCTCACCTCAATTCCCTGCAGGGGTTAATACCCCGTTTGATTTCTTCTTTTTGTGCGTGTGACCCCCGCGCCGTTCCCTGGAGAATATACGCGTGGGGATTTTCACTCCCCCTGCCGGCTTCCCCAGCGGTCGCCCCTTTCCGCGTGTATGCGCGAGTGACACGACTTGCACAGCGCGATCAGATTGCTCCGGTCATGCGTGCCACCTTCACTCAGCGGCTTCTTATGATGCACTTCCTCAGTCTCTACGATGATTCCACGCTGAAAGCACAGCTCACAGAACGGATGCTCCATCACATACTTATCCCGGCTCCTTTTCCATGCACGCCCGTAACGCTTCTTTGTCCGGGGATCACGACCATACTTCTCATAGTCGCTGTTCACCTTGCTCTGGTGTTCCGGACAGTATCTCCCCTCGCATAAGTTGGGACAGCCCGGATAAGCGCACGGCTTCTTCGGTTTCCTCGGCATCTGTCCACCTTCTTTCTTCCACAGAAAAAGCCGCTGCAGTTTTTCCCGCAACGGCTTCCTCATCCTTCACTTTTGCCATCTTAACAATATCACATAGGCTTACTGTATCGAACTGTATTTTACTGTATTCTTTCCGGAATCTTTATTTCATCCAGGGCGTTCCTGTGAAGCCGGAATACATTGTCGATACCATAGCCAAGCTCAATAGCAATCTCTTCCCATCGCATATAGGACAGGTACCGCAGCTCCAGTATCGTCTGAAGCTCGGAACTCTCCACAGCCTTTATCCTGCGGATGATATCCTTCTTCAGTTCCACAAGCTTCACCATGTCCTGGTTGATCTCCGTTTCCAGTTCTATGATCTGGATCACGGCATCCTCTAAACGGGAATGACCCTTGTTCGGATTCCTCGGCATGTCCGAATATGTCACGGTCGCTTTGGTTGCAAGGTCATGAAGATCCTCGATCTGCCCCAGCTTGCTCTCGATCCGCTGGTTCAGCCCAAAGACCTGCGACAAGTATTTCTTTGCTTCCTGCTGATGTCTGTTCATAAGCTACCTCCGATTGGATTTATTTTTCTTCCCTCGGATTGACCCTGATTGTCTTACTTCTTCCTGAAGCCTCCGGATCAGGTATTCCCCGTCCACGGATGTCAGCTGGCTGTACCACCCGCTCCGAAAAAACCTCTCGATCTCCAAAGCCTCGCTGATTGCCTCTTTATTATGCGGATGAGCCTTGATCTTCTTCAGCGCCACCCTGTAATCGGATACCGCCTGCAGGATAATGGCATTTGCCAATCGCTCATAGGGATCATCCGCAAGATTCTTATTTCCCGCCATAGGCACTTACCTCCGCTTTCACGGCATCAATCAGTGCCGATTGTGTCTGATCCTTAGCTTCCAACGCTTTCAGGATTCTTTCATCCACGGTACCGGCAGTAATGATATGGATCACCGTAACCGTTCCGGAAGTCTGACCCTGACGCCATAACCGTGCTATCGTCTGCTGATACAGCTCCAAACTCCATGTGATACCGAACCACACGATCACATTTCCGCCAGATTGAAGATTCAGCCCATGTCCGGCAGAAGCGGGATGTATCAGACCAACCTGCAACTCTCCGGCATTCCACTTTTCGATGCTTTTATCAGAATCCAGCTTCTCAAACACGACTTTCAACTTTTTCAGCCTCTCGGTAATCCTTGCCAGGTCATGCTTGAACCAATAAGCCACTAAAATCTGTTTTCCGTTCGCTGATTCGATCAGATCTTCCAAAGCGTTTTTCTCTCATGGAAGGCATTCACGGAACCGTCATCACCATAAATAGCCCCGTTTGCCAGCTGTGACAGCTTCCCCGAAAGCGCCGCCGCATTTGCAGCCGTAATCTCGCCGCCCGGAAGCTCTAAAACCAGTTCATCCTTCATTTCTTCGTATTTTTCACGCTCAGCATCGTCCAGATAGACCTTATATTCATTACTGATCAGTTCCGGCATATCCAGATAGTCCGTTGCCTTCATGGAAATGGTGATATCGGAGATCCTGTCATAAATACGGTCTTCCGCACCCGGCAGAAGCTTATAGGTATAAACGATCGGACCGTTCATCCTGTCGGGCTTGAAATAATTCACCCTGTACTGGCTGATAAACCTTCCAAGCCTCTCTCCCATATCCAGAATCTTGAACTCCGCGAATAAATCCATCAGTCCGTTCGATGAAGGTGTTCCAGTCTTTGGTCTTACCTTCATAAGCGCCTTGAATCGCTTCGCCTGCCAGTTCTTAAAGGAAGACAGCTCATCCACGACTACCATGTCATAATCAAACAGAATCCCGCTTTCCTCGATCAGCCAGGGAACATTCTCCCTGTTGATAATGTAGATATCTGCATCCGCCTTTAATGCTGAAAGTCTCTCCGCAGCCGTGCCGACCGCTATCGAATACCGGATCCCGCTTAAGTGATCCCACTTTTTGATCTCATCGGACCATGTATTCCTTGCAACTCTCAGAGGTGCTATGATCAGAACCTTCGTCACCTCATGTCATACATCAGCTCATTCAAGGCGGATAACACAATGCTCGTTTTTCCCATACCCATATCAAGCAGTATGGCGGCAATCGGATTCTTCTTTATGAACCCGATCGCATATTTCTGATATTCATGTGGCTTGTATCTCATCTAAAATCCCTCCGATTTTCTCTGGATCATCAAGCACGTAAACCTGAAAGCCCAGCCTCTTCATCAGCCTGTGTCTGGATACCTGCAGAGGCCTTGGCACCTCTCCGGGCGCCTTGACCTCAACAAATCCGAAATGTCTTCCAGGCAGAAGCACGATCCGATCCGGCATTCCGTCAAATCCCGGTGATACGAACTTTGGACAGATTCCGCCTCTGACCTTTACAGCCCGAACCAGTTTCTGCTCCACCTGCTTCTCTCTCATATTTCCTCCATGCTCTCTCGAAGGCATCCATACAGCCGCTGCAGGCTCCGCAGCCCTCAAGGTAATCCCGGATGACCGCCTTATCCCCGTCACGCGGAAATTCCCTGTCATCTTTCATATCCCTCGCAAGGTCGCCCACCGGTGCCTTCGTGTTTATGTGCTTTTTCATCATCCATGTATAAAAGTTCATAGCGATTCCTCCATCATTGAAATTTGAGGGTGCAGGGGGTGCAGGACATTCCCTATTCTTCCTATAAGGAATTTTTCAGTAAAAATTTCTCTATACGCGATATAGGTATAAGTCCTGCACCCCCTGCACCTTTTGGCTAAAATCAATCAGCAAAATCTGTGTCTTTGAGCTGCAACCCCTGCACCCACATACCGGACTTCTTCTTTTTGCGGCTGAAACCACGCTTTTCAAGTTCCAGAACAAAATCCGCATTGGTACGCGCATACTCACCTGTCCTCAGACAGTAAGAACGGAACTCTTCATAAAGCTCCCCGGACTTGCACTCCAAACCATCGCCGGCATCACAGCATTCCTCCAGGAAGATACCCATCCAGTCATTCATGCCGCGGTATGCAGCAATGGCCTCGACTACCACTTTCGGCTTCACCGGTTTATGGTCATGTCCGATCACACGCTTCGCACCTTCGATGATCCAGCTCATGATGGCCGGTGCCGCGTGCTCGTACAGATAGTCGGAATAATTCTTGATATCAGACTTGCCCTCGATCTTCGCGTGGAACGGGATCACGATCAGTCTTCTCCAGGTACCTTCATCCGACGCGCCCACCTTAGGCAGATGGTTGGTATAAAGCACCACCGTGTGGGACGGCGTGAAATCAAACGGATCCTTGAACTTCTTCTCGCCCCTGATCTGGTCGGTAGAACACAGCTGCTTCAGGATTGAAGTTGACAGCCTCATTCCTTCTTCCAGCTCCGCCGCAATGATGAGACGCTTGCCCTTAAGCTCCGCGATCTCAGGCTTCACATTCCTTCTGCATCCCGCTGTTAAAGCATCCGCAGATATCGCCCCAGAATAGGTGCCAAGCACCCTCGATACCGTATTCCAGAAAGTGGACTTACCGTTGTGCCCTTCACCGTATGCGATGATGAGCGCTTCCTCATATACTTTTCCGATAGCCGCAAGCCCCACCGTTTCCTGCACATAACCGATCAGATCCTGATTGCCGCAGAAGAACAGTTGAAGCGCAGCCTCCCACAAATCCCTGCCTTCATCACCCGGCGCCGCATTCGTGATCTTTGTCAGAAGATCCGCTGAGTTATGCACTCTCGCACCGTCCAGCCCCTTCTTCAAGTCATAGGTCGCTTCCGGCGTATTCAGGTAGTTTTCCTGCGCATCAAACAGATTGATATCCGTTGCTACCATTGGCTTCGCCGCGCTCTGCGTGTTGACGATATTCTTATAATTCCTGTACTTCATCACGAAAGCGTAATAAGCCTTGGCCGCCAGATACTCCTTATAAGCGTCATTCAGATCCGGCGTGATCAGCTTCTCCAATGCCTTGCCACCCGCTCTTACGACCTCTTCCGGAATGCCGCCGTCAATCAGCGCCTGCATTGCCGCAAAGTATTGAGTCCTGGCATCCACAAGCTGCATATCCAGGAACTCTCCGACAGCCTTCTGCCTGTTCTCTCTCCAGCAGATCCCGTCATAGATCGGAAGAGCACACGTCTGAACTCCAG